ATTTCTTCCATAACAGGTCTTTCAAGAACGAAGCGGCGGATGCTATTTAATTCAGCTTTAGCCATAGGATCGCCACAGTCAGCTTTTGCGCCTAAACCTTTAATATAGTCAACAGCTACATCAGCTTTTTTACCAAATTTGTCTAAAGATTCGCCTTTTGCCATTGCAGAGAAAATTTCTACAACAGGGGAAGCCTGATTTAATTTATCAAATGTAATATTAGAATCCTTACGGACATTATTCATTTCAAAAGTCATAATTAATTTCCTTCCTTTCAATAATGTAAATTATTCATTAATTATTTATACAAAACTTTAGCTTTAATAGCTTCTTCAGTTAAACGACATTTTGCAGTAGCTTTGAAATATAAACCTGACTGCGGAGCCTGTGCTACAATCTGTAATTTGTGAGTTGTAGAATCAACAGTGAATAAAGTTGTTCCAGCGGTAATGCTTGATGCATATGTTTCGCCAACGCCAAATTTGATGTGTTTAGCATCTACTACTAATTCCTGTCCTTCAAAAGCTTTTAAATCATAACCGTCTAAGTATTCGCCTGCTGCAAATTCGATATCTTCTTTTGCCCAGTCATCGCCATTAAGTTCGTTAGCGATGAGGTAGTCAATACCATCAACAGCAATAATAGAGTAATTTTTAACTGCACTTTGAGATGTAACAACAGCATTAACTTTTGCTACATCGTACATGCCGATTGTATTAAGTTTGATCATAATAATATTTTCCTTTCTTATTTAATTTATCAACCTGCTGAGGTTGCGTGAGTTACAGTAATTGTGTATGCTTTGCTTTCTGTACCATTTGTTACAGTAACAACTACTGTGTTTGAAGAATCTGCCGTCCAAGTACATGTAGTACCTGTAATCAGAGTTCCATTAACTTTAATAGCTACTGTTGCATTTGAATCTGTAGCAGTAGCAGTGATTGCGTTCGTTGCATTTGATGTGGATGTTGTATAAGTTGTAGTTGCCGATGCGAAAGTAGGATTCAATGTTAATGATCCTAAGCTTAATGCGGACAATGTACAATCAGGTACAAAATCTTTACCAAGAACCTGTAATTCAACAGCGTCTTCTGTTAAACGACACTTACGTAAAACTTTAAAGTAGTATCCTGACGCAGGTGCACTATTAATGATTTCTAATTCGCCGTCATCTGTAATACCGAGCAGAGTAGTTCCTGCTGTGATTGAAGATGCGTATGTTTCTCCATCATCAAAATCAATATGTTTTTTATCGCATACTAATACGCGACCTAATAAACTCTTGATATTAAACCCGCGAATTTTTTCGCCAGCTTTAAATACTAAGCCTTCTTTGTATGAGTCGTCTGAATTACTTTCTTGGCAAACCAAATATGTGATTTCGTCAAATACAATAAATGTATTATTAGCTACTTCAGCCTGAGATACGATTACAGGACTAAGTTTAGCTACTTTAAATGTACCTAAATCTCTAAATTTAATCATTTTGGTTCACCGATTAATTAGAAGATTTCGACATCTTCTTCAGCGCCGTCAGCAATAGCTTCTACATCGCCAAAGATATCAATAACTTCATTCTGAATTGAATTCTGTTCTGCAATTTTTCTTTCTTCTGCGTCAGCCTTAGCATGTTTGCCAATTTCTTCCCAGATTTTAGAAACTACAGAATTGATTTCGCTTTCGATTGGTGCTTCATTGAATGCATTAATTTCAGCTTCAGCATATTTACGTTCTTCTTCAGAAAATTCGCTAATTGCTTCATTTAATTCACCAATGCGTTCTCTTGCTTTTGCTTTTGCCAATGCTTCTTGAAGTTCGCTTCTTTCTTCATATAAAGAGTCAATTTCTTCATATTTAGCTTTTAATTCAGCCTGGCATTCTTCTAAAGCTGTTTTAATTTTTTCAGAAGAAGCAATTAATTCTTCTTTTTCAACTATAACAGCGTCAACCTGTGCGTTTGCTTCTGCAACTTTTTCGTTACATTCATCAACTTTGCACTTACATTCTTCTTTGCACTTATTGATTTCTTCCTGAGCTTTGATAAGTTCAGCTTTAATCATCTCAACAAGAGCTTTCATCTGATCTTCAGTCATATCCTGTGATTCCTCCTTGTTTTCGTTTAGTTCGATAATGCGGGCAGCGTCATCTGCTGGTTCAACGCCAAGAATTGCGTAACCACTAAACCTGAATTTACTTGGGATTCTTCCTTTTTCTTTATATCCATACAGATATTGAATATCATCTTCATCATCCGCATGAATAAATTCAACACTCCCGCTTGGGAATATACCTAAAGCAAGTTGTGCTTCAAGTTTTTCGCAGAAATTATGGTAGCAAGATGCATCAATTTCGCCAGCACCAATACAATATGTTTTAACGCCTTCGTCAGTTTCAACATCTTCAATATATCCATTTGTAAAATGGCCAATAACAGTTGCATCCGCGAAAATAGGTTCTCCGTCAGCAATACCTGTTAAACCATGTCCATTAATTTCTGTTCTTTCGTCGTCTAAAAATTCACAACGCAGGCTCATCCCTGATATAGTCGGTAAAGCCTGTTCGCAATATTGACGAATCCAAGTAATACCATTTTTATTATGTTGCTCCCCACACTTATCGACTGTGTTTACACAAGAATCAGGATGGATTTCGCACAAAATTGCTTTGAATTCGCGCCGACCATTTTTATTCTCTTTTGACGACATTTCAAAACTTTTCATGTTAATCACCGCCTTTCGTGTGTATTTTTATATATAGAATAGCTTCAGCTATTTATATAAACAAAATTATAGCAATTTAATCGCTCAGTTATATCTTACGAAGATAAGTTTGATATTTCGCCGCACAAAGTTGTACTATCCCAGTGCGTTGAATCCCACTCCTCGGCTTCATAAATATCTGTGTTGCATTTATACAAGCGATATTCGTACATACAATAATCTCCAACTTCATAAGTTGAAATATTTGAATACGCTGGTGCAATGCTTGAGAGAATTTCTGTAATTGCCGGGATGAATTTCTTATCAAACTTTGTAGTATATTCGTCGAACACATACACCTTTAAATCGACATCTGCGTTTGAAGAAGTGAACCATACATCAACATCGCCTTGGTACGTTTTGCAATATAAAAACGGCTCTCCAGTATCTTCAAATCCGTCAAATTTTAATGACATATTCCCTAAACAAAGCATTTCGCTTTCATGATAAGTTTTGCATTCGCACCTATAATCAGTCCCATTCCAAGAAATTATCATGGATTCGCCTTGATCAAGTATACTCATTTGAATAGTCAACATTGTTACATAATACAAGCCAGATGATTCAGTAAAGTTTGTCAATGTGGTTTCTATAAGTGCAGGGTAAACATCAATGATAGAAAACGCATATCCATTTTGACCACGCCAATTCGTTCCGTCAAAAACAATTCCATCACCTGATACATTGTTTAATGGTTTATCTAATTTACCGCTATTTATTGAAGTTATATCAGCTTCATGCTCATTTATCGCGCCAATTATCGTCTTATTAGTTGTGTTTAATGTGTTAAAAGTAGAAGAAATATCTTGACCGCCGCTATTAGCAGAAGCCATACCTCGTGCAACTATATCTACAGCCATATACTCCTCCTAACCCATAACTTCGCCATATACACTGATTCCAGTACTTCCATTATTTGTTATCTTAATAGAAGATATGCCAGTCAACGGAACATCATATAATCCAGCTTGTGTTATTGAATTACACACGCTATATCCGTTAAGAGCAACAGATGAAATGTTATGCCAAGTAGCATCTGGGTCTTCAGTCTTTGCCTTAATCGTTAAGTTTATAGTTCCGCTACCAGTAACTTGTAAAATCATTTCCTCTGCTGTTTCAAGATTTTTTAGAACAGGGCTTTCAACCAAAGTAGACCCAGAATCAAAAAATTCAAAATGTTCTAAAGTAATAGCCATAATTACCAACCTCCAATTATTTATCTGACGGGGATGGTATATCATTGCCGCCAGAGTCTCTATTCTTAATAGTATTTTCAGTTGGGTTATCAGTTTCAGGTCTTCCTGCATCATTTTCATTTTTTGATTTGGCAGAATATGTGAAAGCCGTTTCATGAGGCGTTAATAAATCATCATAAATACCGCTTTCTTTTTCTTCTTCTAAAATAGCGAAATATGCTTCAGGATTAATTCCGCACGATGCAATCCACATTGAAATACTTCCACAACCTTGTAAATATAAATCTTTAAACGCGGAAATCATTGCCGCGCGATTCACATTCGTAATAGGCAAGTATTTCACTTCAACCCAATTCTTATCATCTTTAATGATATTTTGGCTGATAACTTTATTTAACTCACTCTCAATCTGTTCAATCCATTGCATTAATTGAGATGTTACCAACTCAAGGTTGCTTTGTTGCGAGCTATAAGAACCTGATCCGTTTCCTGATAATAGGGAAGAGGCAATGCCTAAATCTGTTGCTATTTTTTCGCCAAGATTTGATTCATACTTGTCATCAAATATATCGGCATTCACAGGGTCAATTGTGCTAATTTTAGTTCCTGCTGCAACAGAGAAGAAATTGATTCCGCGGCGATTATTTTTATTCATAACAGCACTTTTGATGGCATCGTGTTGTGCTTGTTGTTGTCCTTTTGTCAAACCGCTTGTTCCTTTGGTTTGACCTTCAGGGAATGTTTCATAAACAATACGATTATTAATATCGTTCAAAACATTCCTCTTAGTATCAACAAACTCATCATTATAGATGATGTCTGCTATTGCGCCGAGAACAATTGGTCTACCATACTTTTCATCTCTCTTTGAGCGAATCTTATGTACAATCGTTCTATCAGAATCTAATACATACCAATTCCCACTGACATTGTTATTATATTTGTTTTTATATGCATCCCTGATTTCTTTGGGGAATTTCTTTAATTTATTCTCTGTTTTTTCGCCGCCAGCGATTGTAAAATAATCTAAATTAAAAGCGACTACATAATTAGAGTTTTTCATGCCAACAATTTTTACATAGTCTATTGGTAAAGAAATAATAGAAGCGTTTACGCCGATTTCGTTGATTTCAACAATTGAATCAACATCATATCCAGTCATATATTTCTGCGCACTTGTTGGCCTGTTTGTAGTTTCAAAATAATATACGCACATTCCGTCAATCATGCCTTTGAATAATGCATCGCGGACAAATTCTTTATGTTTAATTGTGCGTAATGTAGATTGTAATAATTGTTTATTTTTCTTCTTTTTCTGCGCGCTATCACCGTGCGTAATAACGCAATGAGATAGGGTAGGAATGCTTGTCATATAATCAACAGTATTTGTATATGTGCCATTAGTGTTATAAAGCATGTTTGAAATATCGCGCAAAGTTTTGTTATGAGACATCGGGTCTTTAACAATATTGCGCAACTCATCACCTTTATACTGACTTAAAAAATCTAATGACCATAATGTATCCTGAAAAATATATGAGTTAGTGTACGAATTACATTCGTATGAGTTATTTTCCGCCACGTTTGTTTTTACTGGAGGTTTATTTTTCGCGGCGGAGTTCTTTTTATCTTTTTCCATCAGAACCTCCTGATTGTTTAATTAATAAAGACTTGGAATTCATAGTCTGCAATTTGTCCAAGCATATCTTTTTCAAGCTCTGAACAGAAATATGCTAAATAACTACAACTTGAATAGTGGTCTTTTCTATTTGCTGACTGTTCCTTAACAACAATATTTCCTGTATTAGATTGTTTTGTGTATGTCAAACTAATAGATTCACTAATAATAGCTTGTGTTTCAAGGAATGGTCTTTCGTAGAATAATTGTGTTTCTGCATCTGGCGCGGATGTATATTCGCTTATCTTATTAAATACTTCCTCCTCAGCAATCCGCATTGGAACTAAGAATGTGATCATTTCTTCAACCAACATCCTTCTAAAGTTTAATGCGATTGAACTGTTAAGCGACTGACTTGCTTTAATAGAATAAATGCATGGGTCAGCAGATTCGCTTGCTACACGACTAGCTAAAGCATTATCATTCATACAAGATAGAGGAGAGTATTCGCGCTTTCTTTCTTCGTCATATATTACTTTTGTTAAGTAGTCATACAGTCCCATCAATATGTTATCCTGCGAGCTTTTTATCCCGCAGTTCTTACAGTTTATTTTCTGCAAGGTCAGCATATCTTTTCAACTTCATGAGTTGGCGCGGACTCGTGGCGGTGTTATATTCTCAATGAGTTTCAACCGCTATGCGTTGCATGTGTTAATACTGTTAAATATTAACTTCCATTCGGGTTGGCGTTTCAGCGTCCCCGTTTCTTCCGCACTTCATCTTATATGTCGCCATATAAGCGGGCATGGTCTACCTACGCCATTAGTATCCAATACAATATAATTCGCGTGAAAATCTTCGCGCAATTGATGAATCCTAATAGCTTGATTAGCTGTATTTTCTCCAACAAAACTTTCGCAATAGCAAACAATTATTCTGTATTTCTTTATGTTATTAGCGTTTACTTCAGGAATTAATCTCGCGCAAGTATAAACGCTAGCGTCATTTTTCTTACCTGCCATCAAAGCGATATCGCACGATATTACTCTGATTTCATCAGGTTGAATTGGTATATCAAATTGATTTTTTCGCCCGGCAAGAATGTCAACAGTTTGCCGCGGATACCAAGGTTGTTTAGATTTTTGATTTTTAGAAAACATTGAATACTGAAAGAAAGCTGATTCGTTTTCTTTTACGCGCTCGTTAAGAAACTCAATACGCCATGTGAGATTATCTTGTTTCTTTTGTTCGCGAATCATCCATTTCAAAGTACGTATACCATGTTTTAAAATAATGCTTTCGTCAAATGCGACCAATACTGAGTCTTTATTTTCTAACATTTCGTTATATGCTTGGTCAACAATATTCCACATCCAATGAGAGCCATCGTCGTACCATGAAGATGATATATAAACATCAATAGAATCATCTTTGAGTTCAGGCTTATTATTATAATAAATATCTGTCATGTATTTAGGCTGTCTAATAATTTGAAATGGTGATAAAACACTATCATCTATCTTTTTATCTATTTGCCTAAATTCTTCACGTGTACAGACATTCGATCTTGATCCACGAGCAGAATCTAAAGCTGGAACAACCCTTATAGTGCTTCCGTTATAAAAGAAAACCTTAATCTCATTTTGGTTATCTTTAATATATCTAATTTCTGCGCAAAGTGTTTTTGATGTTCCCATTAATTCTGTGCTGATTTTTTCAGTAACTATTAATTTCGCTTGGCCTTTCGTCAATTTTGTTAACCTATTGGCTTTTTATCCAATAGCTCTTATACTTTACCATCGTATAAGTTCAGCGTACATTTTCACCCACGAGTATCGTTAGGGTGGCGGAGGCTCTTGGAAAGATTATCGCTATCATAATATCGCTCACTTTCTACGCGTTACAAACTGCATTAGATATTACAGCTCTCGGTGTTGTCGCTTGACTTGGACGATTTCACCGATTCACCCCGCTTTATTACTTAAGCATTACTACTTAAGACGCCATTTATAATTTGTTTAGCGCTCGAAATAACCATTTGTGATTTTGGATATAAAATACATATACAACAGTTATACAAAGCTATAATAAAGCTTTTTGCGGCAGCACGACTTGCTATAATGACAACTAATTTGCTTATACCCATCAAATACAGTATTATCGTTTGATAGAAATAAAGACTAATTCCTAAGTAGTCAATTGCGAATCTATGCAAGTTCCTTCTAAAAAAAGTAATCCATTTGAAAACATGATCCAAATTCTCTGGATCGCCTAAAAAACTATCGCTTGGAAATTTCTTGTATAATTCTTTTTGTCTGTCGTCAGCGTATTTAAAAAGATTTTTCTTATTCTTCTTCATATGAATCTTCTATGCTTTCAATTGATTCCTCATCATTAGGTACAAAGAATTCTTCATCTCTATCGTTTGTACCAAATTGAAGATTTCTAAGCGGTCTCTTTACAAACCTTTCGTAATATGAGCCAACATTATCAAAATCTTTATACAAGTTTTTATCTTTATAATATTCTTCAGGCGTGTACTCAGATATTCTCTGCGCCCAAATTCCCAAAGTTTCATTCTCATTAGAATTCTTTTCAGCTTTAGTTTTTAATTTAGCTTCCTGCCATGTTTTTATATATTGCTGCGAAATTTTGTTATAGTTCTCAATTTTGTTCTCTACTAATGCGCGGCGCTTTAACATTTCAAGCCTACACAGCTCATCAATGAAAATTTCCTGATTGCTATCTATGTTTGGGTTAGCATCAATAAGCTGTTTATAATGGTCGTTCATCATTTTATAATCGTCAGGGGAAAAACCATCGCCCCACCTAATGATGTCTTTCTTTTTCGCGGCGCGTTGTTCTTCAATCGTGACAGGTTCTTCTACTTTATTTAATTCGCGTTCTTCAGGATCGCAATATTTGTCAAATATAAAACCTCTGTCAAGTGTTACGTCAAATGTTTTATTCCTGTATTGAACAAGATTTCTGTTTTTTAAATACTCTCCAATAAGTGAATTATAATCAGTAACATTTTTCATTTTAGACTCCGCAACTTTGTATATGCCATCATCATAGAAAACATCATACGCCATGCAAAAACGCTTCGTCGCTAATACAGTATCATAATCATAGTATCTCAACATTTCTTCAAATGCTGTATATATACATGATTTACATATAGGCATGAATTCATGCGCACCATATTTCTTACTATAACTCTTATTGAAGTACGTATCGTGTTTTGGATATTCAGTGCCGCATTTTGGGCAGATTACGCTTTTTTTGCGCGAGTTTGACATTGACCTTGCCATAAATCAACCTCACATATAAAAAGAGTAGCCTTTTGGCTACTCAGTTTCTTTTTTAAGCGAATCTTTTAATTCTTTTAACACTTTATTCATTTCGTCAAATGTTTCTTTTAATAATGATTCAACTTCTTCTTCGCTAAGGTAATCTTCTTCAGAATCATCGTCTTCAATATCCGCGCCGCAATATGGGCATTTGAAACATTCGTCTTCTTCATCTTCGTCGTCGCCGATTTTAACTTCAAAGCATTCGCAGTGATTGTTTTGTTTAGCGATTAATGAGTTAACATCTCCATGCAATAACAGCGTATTTGATGGCGGCATTAAATATGAACATCTTTTATCATTCCATGCTTCTTCAATACAGATTTCAAGTGGGTCTGTTAATAAAGAAACATAATATTCTTTTTCATAATCATAATCTTCGCTATCCGCCAATTCAATTAACCCAATTTTAATATCGTCAAAGTACAATAATTCTCTTAACAATTCAGCGGCTTCTTTAAAATATACAGCTACTGTTGTAGATTTTTCACAATCATTTGCAATTGCATATAACGTATTCGCTAAATCTTCAATATCATCAAATTTTAAAATTGTCATTCTTCTTCAACACCTTTCAATCGTTCTTTAATACGCATACTATATTTGCATCGTATCTTTGTTGTTTCACCAACTTGGACTTTTTCGCCAGTTCTAGGATTTCTTGCAGTTCTTGGAGCCATTGTAACAGGTTCAAATGTAGCAAAACCTTGTAATGACACCTTTTCTTTATCGTCGCATAAAGTATCTACAATCTTATCCAAAAACAAATCAACTACTTCTTTGACATCTTTTTCGCGGAAATTTAAATCTTTTGCAACTTCTTTACAAAGATCATATCTCGTAGCCATGACTTTATTCTTCCTCTCTTTAGATTTTGTTTTGACTTTTACAATTTAATAGGATAATAAGCATATATACCTGATTTATCAGCTATACATACCATTTGAGAAGGTTCGCCATATATACGCTTTGAGATTGTGTAATCGTCGCATGTTCCAGCAAAACTTCCGCTCCTGATTATTTTAATGTTTGCAACATCGTCTGTGCTACATGTGTGTTTATGACCGTAGAATATCGCAGTTGGATTTACTTTTGTCATTAACACTAATTTTGATACGCCTGATTGGTCAAATTTATCGTAATCGCCATGGACAAGTAAATAAGTGTTGCCGCGATTTTCAAAACAGCCAATCGTTTTATCATAATTGTCGTCATCAATAAAGATAACATTATTACAATGCGATAGTCGCGCATTCATATACCACGGCACTAACTCATCTAATCTTTCACTCCTAACAACTGTATCTTTCTTCATTGACAATCTTGAGTGATTTCCTGAAACATGATTAACATAAACATTATTAAAATATTCAGATAAAGACATAGTGAAAGATGATATTAATTCCGCGGCGATTTGAATCTGCCCAATCACATTCTCGCGATTTTCCAATTGAGTCGTTAAATGAATACGACCATTAATTTGATCGCCAAGTAATAATACATAAGCACTTTCAGACTTATGCAATTCTTTTATTTTTAATATCTCTTGAAAATACTTGTCCAATCTTTCCGCGGCGATTTCAGAATTAAATGCGCCAAAATTGTTGTCTTGTGTTAAACCAATATGGAAATCTGACAAGCAAATTATCATATCGTTATCTGAACAACTTGGCAATTCTTTCCGCGAATAAGGTGTCAAGAATGAACTTTGCTCTTTAATGATATTTTCAAGTTTTAAAAGGTTTTCTTCTACGCGAGCGTTTTCGCGCAAAATTTTATTTAAAGCTACTCTTTCATCAGACAGCTTTTGTTTCTCTTTCCTAAGTTCATGCTTGGCTTCAATTAATTCCGCCGCGTAATTTTCGTCGTCAGAAATCTCGCTGAATACTCCAGAATCAAAGTATCTTTTAGCATTTTGATACTGTTTTCTATACGCTGATTCTGTTCTATATTCAGTTTCATCATCACGAAACTCGCCGTTGATTAATTCACCAATTTCCTCCCAACTCATATCCAAAGCGCCATTGTCTTTAGCTTGACCGATGCGCCAAATGAATTGCTCTTCATTTTCATTTTCTATTCTCTTTAACTCTATCATATTTTAAAATTACCTATAATATTTCATCCATTTCGCAATCTTCACCAATGATGAAATCAACTGCGCCGACTTCATCTCTTGCTTCATGAGGTAAGAAATACCATTCTTTTCTTTCTTTTTCATCGTATGTTTCAGAATCAATCTTTGTTCTGCTTAATACAAATTCTTTTGTCATTTGGTTAACTTGACCAGCTTCAAATTCAACTCTATCTTTAACTTTCAATGTTGAACCATAATCAAACATTGAGCCATCATGGTTTAAGAATTGAGCGTGTGGCATAGAATATCTTTTATGACCTGCGATATAAATAAGGAACGCCATAGATGCAGCAAGCCCCATATTAATTGTATATACAGGTGTTTTAGAATTTAATATCTCATCAATGATGATATAACCGTCTGATACAACGCCGCCAGGGCTGTTAATATACATACGAATTGGTTTTCTTTCTTCAATTGGAACTCCAATGTCATCTCTATTCCATTTTAGAATCCAATATCCAATTCCATCAAAAGTTTCTGAAGATATATCTTCATTAACAAACAACCTTCTGTCTAAAAGGTCTTCTTCTCTGAATTTGTCTTCAAGGACATAGTTGTATACAACTTTTCTGTCTTCACTCATCTAATCGCCTCCTTTACAAGTGTACTATCATGCCGCGATGTGCGCATAAAACTTTAAATGTCTTATCGTTATTTGATATTGCTTCTTTTAATTTTTCAGCCAAACATTTTTTACCTTCAGTAGAACCATGAACTAATAAAAGTTTATTTGTATTTACAGAACTTCCAAATTTCACAAGGTCGTCAAAGTTTGCATGACTGCTAAATGTTGACAATGTGACACAATCTGCGCGGTTAGGAATCTTATCTTTATTGACTCCAATAAACTTATGGTTTCTGTAGTTTTTTATTCTATATGAAAGATATGACGGATTATCGCCGCAATACCCACTAAAAATAATTGTGCTATTCCTGTCTTTGAGATATTTCTTCAAATAATTTACAACTCTGCCATTAGTGCAGAATCCTGAAGACGATACTATTATTTGCGGCGAATTATTCAACATATTCGCTTTACTGTCTTCTTTTTCAGTAATATATTTGATATTATCCCATGAGTATATTTGCTCCCATTTGTCTAAATTCTCGCCGGAAAGCAATGTCGCGTACAACTTAGTAATCTCAACAGTTAATTGAGAGTCTTCAATGATATCTGTTTTAAATGAATCGTCATCGTGATATAAGTCGTATAGATTGGCTAATATTTCTTGAGTTCTGGAGAATGAAAAAGCAGGGAATACAACTGAACCATTTCGCTCAAGTGTTGTATTTATCGCGGATTTTAACTTTCTCAAATCAAATTTCCGCGTCTTATCTGTTTTTCTATTCGCTTCGCCATATGTACTTTCCATTAATACAACATCATATTTTCTATTAGGTATTTCTGTATTTACCATGAAATGATTGTCGCTATGTAATGCGCCAATATCTGATGTATATAATATTTTGCGCGTTTTATATTCGTAATGTAACTCTAAAGATAATTGAGCCGCGCCAAGACAATGCGAGTTTTGAAGCCATTGAAAGCTAACCGTATCATCAAGTTTGTAAGTGTGATTATATTTATCGCATGAATACACCTTTGATAATGCGTTATAGACATCATCTTCATCATATATTGGTGTGTATTCGCGGTTAAATTTTTTAGATAATATTCGCGCTTCTTCATACACGATATATGAAGAATTAAGTAATAACGGCTTCATAATAAGCTCTGTATTTACAGTGGCTATTATTTTCCCGTTGAATCCCTCTCTAACAAGACGGGGTATGAGACCGCAATGATCTATATGCGCATGGCATATAAACACATAGTCTATTTCAGCCGGGTTAAACTTAAATTTCTCAGAATTCACTTTATATGAATCCAGATAACTGTTTGACGAAGATTGATGTAGCCCGCATTCAAGTAAAATCTGTTTGTTTCCAAATCTTACAAGATACTGCGACCCTGTAACTTCGTCTGAGGATTTGCCTGTAAAAAATATTCCGTCAGTCTTCAATTTTTTAATTGCCATAGGCACTCCCTTGTGTTAATTAAAAGCGCCGATTTTACTCGGCGCCAATTTAAAAAGAAACGGTATATTTACTATGTATACCACTATATAGAACATGATTTAAATTTTAACGATATTGAAAACGCCTTATTTTAATAG